CCTGTCCTATACTGTACTTACAGGCGTTGCAGCGCCAAACAAAAACAAAAGGAGAATGTTTATGACTAAAAAGCAATTCTATGTGTTTTGGGATGGCCTCTATGCTGTAGGCTTCCTCCCAGGCTTTTTCTAACTCAGTCATAAAGGCTGACCCTTTCAAGGTCACATTCCTTTAATATGGTTTCTTTGTTTATGATGTAGATCCATCCATCCGCGCCCCTACGATAAGCAATCTCCTGTACGCGCATATGGTATTGGATCTGTGGGCACCACATGTCTGGATGCTTCCCCATCACACATGGTTTATCAAATTCTTCACAATCCCGGCATTTTATCTTTCCCTGGAAGCTGATCGTTTTTCCTATGATTTTCCCTGGGGCGTTAAATATCATCTTCATTGATCCATATGATACCGTCCTCCTCGTCCTCTTCCCGGCTTTCTGATCTTTTCGGGAGATAATTTTTCCCAAAAATACAAATAAATCCCTCCCGGCTGTGCTCCTTCTCAAACGCTGCCTGTCCGATCCGGTGCAGCGCTTCCATGATTTCTGCATCTGCATGCACTCCCTCCTTATTGTCCGTATGGCACCGTGGGCACAGATGCACAGTCAGCCCATACTTCTCCGACCACTTCCGGTTCTTCCCTCCGAATATATGGTGCCTATGCAAGAGACCTCCCCTGCCGCATATGTAGCATACTTCTGCTGGTTCCTGCTCTATTATGCTATGTATTTTTTATCCCCTCGCTCCAATAGATACTTCTGGTTGCGCTGATGGATATCTGGAGGATGTCCGCAATCTGGGCAAACGTCATTCCTGCATCCCTGTATTCCATAATCAGAGGGACGCATCTCTCCCGTTTTATCTTTGTGTACTTCCTCTTTGTTTTAGTCTTCGGAGCTGGAAAGCAGTTCAGGCCGCGTTCACGCTGCATCTGCTTCACTTCCTCAAATAATTCGTCTTGATCCATCCTGTTCAGGATAATTGCTTCGGCCCATGTCATGCTGGTTGTCAGGATCCCATTACGGCCCTGATATCCCATGTTGATGATGTGGGGATACTTTCCCAGTACTATCATATTCATTAGTTCTCTGGGTGCGTCCTCCTTCCTCCTTGGCTTGTAGCACTTCAATTTGTCCATTATCTTGACCCTGTGCCGGAATGCTTCCTGCTCCAATGGCCTGATCCCTCCATGTATCTCTCTTTTCATGGCTCTTATTCCCTTCTAATCTTTTCAGCTTTCCTAACAGATTTTCTATATATTCCAGGTATTCCCCCGGATTCCATGTCTCTATCCGTATGATCCGCCCTGTCTCTGTATGGCATTCAATTTTCCAGCCGTTTTCTCCCCTTCCTATGGTCAGTTCCCCTCCCTCCGGCAAAAGTGTTATGATCCGGCTGATCCGGTCTGCTTCCAAAACCCAGTCCGCCCCAGTAAATACTCGGTCGCACCGGCTTTTTGACTTGTCATTTTTCATGTCCTATAATTGCCCCTTCATCCACTGATGGTATGTGTGTTCATCATCTGTAAACTGGTACAGATGCATCCCCAGCCTGTCCAATACCGCTTCCCATAACTCCACGTTTTTTACAGGTAATCCTTTAGCCGTGACCCACCCGTTTTTCTGCCACTGCCTCGCCCAGCTATTTTGCATCGCATTTAGGATATGCTGGCAGCTGGTATAAATCCGCAGTTCACATGCGCAGTTTAATCTCCCCAGGGCTTCACTTAGGGCGGTTAACGCAAGCTGGTTTTCTGTGGCTTTTTGGATCTCATCAGTCTTGTGCAGTGTAACCGGTATCCCGTTACGGATACATTCCAGGATGTATATGTATTTCCCATCCTTTCTGGATGGTCCATGGATAGATGTCTCTATATATATGTTTACGTCCTGCACGGATGCTCCCTCCCTTTTGGCCTTTCCAGTTCCCAATCGCTGTCTTTGGGGGCGATTTTTACCATCACATACCTTTGATATGGATATCCCATCTTATCGAAACCGTTGTACAAGCTTCCACTAAGGATGTAATATCCCTTTCTCGGTTTCGGATCCATCTCCCATCGCGCCTTTACTTTCATTATCTTGCGGGTTGGTGGCGGGTCAATCAGGTTCCTTGAGCAGGAATACCTCTGTTTAAATGGACTTCCATCTTCCCGGAATGTCCGGTCTGTCTCTTTTATAAAGTAGTCAGCCAGCCCCTGGTATTCTCCGCAGTCATACAGCGGCACAAACTTTGGATTCCCCCTTCCTTTCCAGATCTCCCTCACAAAGTCTGCTGTGGTCTTCTTTCCGTCATTTATGTTATTTAGTATGATATGGTGGTGGATCCGCTTTGACTTATACTCTGTTACAAATATGTACTTAAACAGAAATCCCCGTCTCTTGTAACGGTCCCTCATTCGATCCACAAAATTTTCTATGGCTGCCTTGGCCTCCCCGCGGGTAGGTTCATCTCGGTACGTCAGGGTCACATGCCAGTCCCCTGGCTTAAAATTGGCATTTATCTTCCTGGCCAGCTTCCTGGCTGCCTGTCTCAGGTTCGCCTCCTGCATCTCCTCCCGCGTCTTCTTCCTGCATCTTCCTCCCTGGTTCTCCTTCCGGTATTTCCTTGGGATGCATTTGATGATCTCTATGGTCGCCCCTGCCTTGTACTCTATCAATTTATACCTGTGCATATGTTTCCCCGCTAACTTTAATCCCTTTATCAAGGATGAAGAGCGGTCTCAAACCGCCATATCCATTGACTTTTGGGTCATTCACAGGTATAATTATTATGTGTTTATTTTGGTCTGTGAATGACCTGCCCCTGGTGCTATCCCCATAGCTTCAGGGGCGTTTTCTATTGTCATTGTTCGCTTTCATATCACGCTACCTCTAACCCAGCGATGTATTTCTGTATCTCATCATACATTTCTTGGTATTCACGGTATGTGATCGCATTCGTCAGACGCAATCCATTTAAGTACCCTAACCACATCATTGCTATGTAATCCCGGTCCTTCTGATCCGCAGCTTCATTGATCAGGCATTTTTGCTTTTGGATCCATGCCCTTAACTGCTTGTCCTTTCTTGTCACCGTTTTTCATCTCCTTCTATAACAATTTCCATCCTCATTCCACTTACCTCCTGGGCTTATCCACCAGGACCGCCTTTAGGCGGTGTCCTCTTGTTCAATACTGGAAAAATATGCTGAATATATTTTCCCGACTCGGTCAAGGATTTTTTCTCTCTCCTCGGCAGTCTGTACGATATTGTCATCGTAGATTTCCACCGTTCCATTTCCTATTTTGTATTCTTCTCACTTTTCTTTTTCCTCCCCCTGTCCTATACTGTACTTACAGGCGTTGCAGCGCCAAACAAAAACAAAAGGAGAATGTTTATGACTAAAAAGCAATTAACTGATGTACTACTTGAACTTTCACAAGCTAGTAAAAAAATTTCCAGTGATGAGGAATTGCATTCTGTTATGGTTAAATATAATATGCTATTTATTGGTAGCAAATTTAATACCATCTATACATTAGAACTGTATCATACTTTGATTTCATGTTTTGGAATCGAAACCAGTAGGGAAGAACTTAGCTCACTAATCCCAGATGTATGCACATCACTCAATATGAAATACACACCTATGGCAAAGATGAATGATTTGAACAATCCTGTTCCTTATTGTTATCAAGTGGTATTGTGGTAATAAGTTCATTTCCATCTTCGTTTTTGGAAAGGCCATGTCTTAGTCTAATTTCATTGATAGTGGCCTTTCCTGATTCAACACTACTCTTAATCTGTTCCATCTGCTGGCGGAGAATCTCTTTTTCTGTCATTTCGTTAATTTTCTTTCCTTTCATCTTGCTCACCTCTCTTTTATTTTCGCGCATTTTATGGTATAATCCTTTCTAACAATTCAAAGGAGATTACCATGGAACCATTGTTTGAAGGTCTCACCTCTTCCGAAATCGAATATCTCGGATACCTGAAAAAACGGGGCTATTTTGACGGTATCGAAATGTTTATGAATCTTAACACATCCTCTGATTGTCGAGTTAAAAAGCTTGAGGCTGGAGGGTACATAACTCTTAGTAATGATGGCTCATGCAAAGTTACCGTAACCGGAAAAGGCATTGCCGCTCTTGTTGATTATGATAAATATCAGAATCAAATACAGCCTTTAAAAGATGAAATCCGTGTTTTGAACATCATTGCTGAATCTTTAAGAAAACAGGTAGTAATAGCTGAGGATTCCGCCAAGGAATCAGAAAAGGATTCTAAATTTTCAAAAAAATTAGCTATTGTCTCTTTGATTGTTTCCATTATCCCTCTGTTGCCTGTGATGTTTGATTTTATTTCCTTTGTTTCAAAAATTCTTTTACAACTTCATTTGACTTTTTAAACATAAGTTCCTCATACTCTGTTATAAATGTCCGAATTTCTGCCCCGCTGGTTGCGTCTCTTAATTTCTTAATGCATTTGTCAATTTCTTCATCAAGTACACTTAACATCCTCTCTCACCTCTCTTCCTATTCGGCTTACTTGGCATAATTGACTTTTTGACTAAATTTATTTAGTCCACGACTTCCATCATGAGTATACAAATAACGTTAGCCATGAATATTCCAGTTAAAATCCCTTTATAATACACCTTCGAGGCCATTTTTTTTAAAGGGATTTCCTCTTCTTCGATAAGAATTGCTAATCCTAAAAAGCTATCTGTTAGCGCGTGTCTTATCTTTTTTCCTTCAATTTCAGTTGCGATAATTGCAGCATTTTCTCTTAATTCTTTTGCAATTTCCTTTTTCATTCTCTCACCTCTCTTCCTATTCACTTTCCAGTGTGCTTCTACTGGCTATCCTGCCTTTTTGTATATTTGATGATATCAATAATATTGTTCATGATTGCTTTAACGTTGTTAAATCTTTAGATTCTGATGAACCTATGTAATTCTTTATTGGCATTGACATTGCCCTGGCGGTTACTAATGTGGCCAGGGCATTTATCGTTTCTGGCACAGGAAATTCTGTTATTTCATATTCCATTTCTTTTTGTATCCGGCTGCATATAGCATCTATTGTCTTATCTACATTCTCCATTTTCCTCACCTCTTCTATTCCTCTTGCCAATTTTTGAAACTGATATCAGTATAACTCCTTCCAACCACAATGTCAATCCTTTGTTTTCAATTTTTAAACTTTTTCTTTTATTGATTTTTAGTTTCGTTTTTGATATTATATATCTAAAGAAAGGGGTATTGTAATGAGAACACCTACAGATAATTTTAAAACAAGATTCAATAAAGTGATTTCTATGCGAAATATAAAACCAACAGAATTAGCCCAAAAAACCGGTTTATCCAAATCCACAATCAGTCATTATATGTCTGGATACACAAAACCCAAATCCGATAAGCTTTTTGTTTTGGCTAAGGCGTTAAATGTAAGAGAGCAGTGGCTTATGGGACTAGACGTCCCCATGGAAAGGGTTTCTGATAAGAATGCAGATATAGACTTAACTTGCACTGATGCATCTTCCCAGATACTCTTTGCCCTTGGGCAGCTTCTTAAAGAAGGAGCGATCACCATAGAAAATGCACAAACTGGTGAGCGAAAAAAAATATCAATTGATAATGGCGAGTGGGCCTTGTTAAAAGATTATAATTCCTTAAATAAGGAAGGACAGATAAGGGCTAACGAACAGGTATCATTACTGACTAAAATCCCTGATTATCAAGCCCCTGACATTCCACAGTCTGATACGCTCTCAAATATCATAGAATTTGAGTCTATCCAGGAAACACGCCGTTCCACGTATACCTATTACCAACGCCTTGCATCTGCCGGAACCGGTGAGTATATCTTTGCTGATGTTCCTACAGATACCATTGAAGCCCCTTATATGGAATACGCTGACTTCATCATTGGCGTGAACGGTGATTCCATGGAACCTACTTATTGTGACGGTGACAAGGTATACGTAGAGAAACGCCAGGTTGTGGAAGTTGGCGATATTGGCATATTCATGGTAAACAATGAATGCTTCATCAAAGAGGCTGGACGCGATGGGCTGATTTCCCATAATAAGAAATACCGTATGATTCCAGGGTCTGAGCATATCATCTGTGTGGGGAAGGTGCTGGGAAGAGTTGATGAGTAAAATGTCCGAGCGGCTTTAATGTTACGTAATATTACGTGTTTTTATTGACATACGTAATATTACGTGTTATAATATATGTATGATAAGGAAAGGAGATACAGGATTATGCCAATGACCCCAAGAGAAATGTTGCGGCTCCTGCAAAAACATGGTTTTGAAATCATAAGCCAGAATGGTTCCCACATAAAATTGAGAAACTTACAAACAGGAGTTACCATTATTCTTCCTTATCACTCCAAAGAACTCAAAAAAGGGTTGGAGCAGGCAATTTTAAAACAGGCAGGGCTTAAATAGCCTTGCCTCCCCTGAAAGCGGAGGTAGTTATATGAACAAATTATTTTATCCAGCGGTTTTTCACCAAGCAGAAGAAGGAGGCTTTTGGATTTCTTTCCCTGATTTCCCGGAATGTTTGACTGAAGGGGATGATATGGCGCAAGCGTATGAAATGGCAGTAGATGCATTAGGGCTTGCAATCACCAGTAGAGAAGCCGAAAAAGAAGCTATTCCACAGGCAACAGAGCCATCTACTATCTGCTTGGAGCCAAATTCTTTTCTTATGGTAGTGGAATTTGATTTATTGGCCTATAAGAAACGCACCAATTCAAAGGCTGTAAAAAAGACATTGAGTATTCCTGAATGGCTCAATGAAGAGGCCGTTGCTCTTGGAGTCAACTTTTCTCAAGTACTTCAAGAAGCTCTCATTTCAAAGATTCAAGCCAGATAAATAAAACCGGCTCCTGCGCCAACAGGAACCGGCCACACATCACTCTTATCTGGAGATGTGTACAGTATAACTCGCAACTATATTGTATCATCTTCGGACAGTCAGCACAAGAGGGACTGTTATTTTTGTCCCCAAATTTTCAAAAGGAGGATTATTATGGCTAAACCGAAGAAGAATCAACTCCCATCCGGTAAATTTCGGGTGCAGGTATACGATTATACGGATAATAATGGAAAGAAACACTATAAGAGTTTCACGGCTGAATCTCGCAAATTGGCTCAGTTGGCCGCAGCTGAATGGAGGGCAAATAAAGATAAGCCCACACCGGTAGTGAATGACTTAACCGTCAACGAAGCTGTCAATCGCTATATGAACGTCAAGAAGGGGGTCTTAAGCCCTTCAACCATAAGAGGGTATCAAGGTATCGTCAATAACTATTTAAGCGGCAAATTGGGGGCCTTACGGCTCCCAGAGCTGGACAACACGGCCATCCAGATATGGATATCAGACCTGGCCGAGAAAGTAAGCCCCAAAACAGTACGAAATGCTTATGGGTTACTGTCTGTCACGCTTGAAATGTTTGCTCCGGATTTCAGAGTCAAGGTCACACTTCCTGCAAAAAAGAAGGCTGAATTGTACTGTCCCAGTGATGATGATGTGAGAAAGCTATTGAACCATATCAAGGGAACAGAATTGGAGATCGCGGTTCTACTAGCGGCATTCGGCCCCCTCAGACGTGGTGAGATATGTGCATTGACTAATGCTGACGTTCACGGAAATACAATCGAAGTCAATAAGAGTATGGTTAAGGGTGTCGACCATGAATGGTACATAAAACAGCCCAAAACATATGGGAGTTATCGTAGCGTGGAATTTCCCGACTTCGTGATTGGTAAAATAAAAAACATCAATGGGCCATTGGTAAAAAGTAACCCAGATTACATAACCCATCGTTTCGGAAGAGTCCTTAAGACAATTGATATTCCACACTTCCGTTTCCACGATCTCAGGCATTACTCAGCAAGTATCATGCATGCAATTGGGATACCTGACCAATATATTCTCCAGCGTGGTGGATGGACGAGTGACAATGTAATGAAGACTGTGTACCGAAATGTTATTGATCTGGAGTCTGTCAAACAGAACCGAAAAATCAATGAGCATTTCAAGCAGCTGAAGTCCGTGTGATACCGTGTGACTTTCGTGTGATACATAGCCTGAAAATGTGGTGTAGTTACATACTTTTTAATTTCATGTTTTCAACGTATTAACAAAGAAAAACCCTTGTAAATACTAAAAAATCTAGTAAATACAAGGGCTTTCAACTCAGCTGCTGACGGGGAATCGGACCCGCAAAAATCAACGTTTTTACAAGGAAAAAACTGTACCGTGTGATACTTCGTGTGATATTTCCAAAGATGATACAATTAGAGAAAACGGCGGAACCTTCCATCCGGCTCCGCCCATTACATATAATCATACGGAGACTTTCTCCGCGCCTCTGCCCGCCTCGGTATCGCTGCTTCTGCTTCCTCCAGAGTTCTGTACAGCCTCTTCTCCGTCAGTCGGATTCCCTTTCCACTCCCATACCTGACAATGTATTTTCCGCCTACGCAGGATCTGATTGTTCCTTCGATCACATGTATGTTGCTCTCCAGAAAGAAGCAGGTATCTCCTATCTTAAACATGATCATCCCTCCCGCTTGTATTATAATGTAAAATAATACAAAACAAAAGATGTTTGTTCACACTTTTATCACAATTATCTCTTATCATAAATTACGTGCAAAGCATTTTCATGCTTTTCATATACTTTTTCAAAAGGGCTGGCAGGAAACTGTCGGTCCTCCTCTTTTCTGGAACAGGCACCACATCTCTAGTGCCTCCTTTCCTTACGCTTCGCCTTCCACCTCCTCTATCTTAAGAGCCAGCTCCAAAACAGCAGCGGCAGTTTCATCACTAATGAAATGGACATTCCTCATTGTAATCTCATTTATGAGTAATCTCATTTCGCTAAACATGTCCTCCGCTGCCCTGACAGACTGATATTGTACATAAGCTCCCTCAATCATGACTTTATGCCTCCCCACCATTTTTATATATAAACGCTTTTTTCGGGATTTTTCCCCATTCATTTTTTCTTATTTCAATTTCTATTCAGTTCACGCATATACTTGAGTAACCAAATTAACGTTTAAGCGGAATGTAATGTCGTCAGCTGTAGGGTGGGGCGCCAAGAGGCGTTTTTCGTTACCAAAGATATTTTTATGGACATTTCAAAAGGCAGACTCTGTTCATCTGGACCGACTTTCCCTGTTCATACTTTGTCCATATTTAGTCGATATAATGTTTTTGCAGATGTACATCATCTACATCCCCTCAAATATTTTATATATGGATGGGTCTGGTCCTATGGGCTAGGCCCATCTCCTCTGTTACCCCCTACATCCGGGCGCCCGCCTATCTCTTAGCTCTATAGCGCTTCAATGAACCTCTTCACGCCCTGGTACACTTCCTTATACGGTAGCCCCTCCGTCATCAGCGTGGTCAGGTGCAGCTCTACCACCGTTTCCAGAGACTTTAGATGCATCAGCGTTCTTTGGTCTGCCTCATCCCGGCCACCGCTCTCTATGCCCAGCCTATTGTTAATAAGCTTCGTCAGTAGCACATAGTATCGATCCGCGTGCTGGCTTCCCTGCTTTCGGGCATACTCCACAAACAGTTTTATCTGATCTGTCTCAGCCTTTCGCACTTCCTTTGTCTCCTGTCGGATGCCCAGCCACTTCTCGTCTTTTTCGGATGCTATGTAATAGCCGTTCTCCTTGATAGAGAGAATAACATCATACACCCAATCGTTGAAATCATCGGCCACCTTCTGATTGGACCAACGGCATACCTCATATATTCCGCGCTCTTTATACATCCAAACGGAGGCTGATTTGTCCTTGTTAAAATAAGGGGTATCAAACTGTGACCCCTTTACTTCGATAGAAAATTTATCCAGCCTATCTTTATGTCTTTGATGTACCATCAGGATTGCATGCTGAGGTTGCCTATACTGTAAAGCATATCCCACCTGTGTCCTACTCATAAAAATGTTTCCGCTTTCATCTGTATAAAAATCACACTTCGTTCCCAAGAAATCTCCCTGTTTAACAAGTCTCAGTTTCATAAAAAAACATTCCTTTCTGCGCATTGTGCGCACAATAAAAGCCCTGAGAATCATCCCAAGGCTTACGTCTTATATTTATTCAATTTTTACCACTCAAATACATACCGTCTGTTAACCATGTCATACTCTTCCGCAATCCGCAGTACTCCCCTGGCGTCCGTAATCATACATTTACCCTCGTCACTTCCCTTCACCGGGCAAAGCAAGAACGCCTCCCCTGCCGGATCCACCTGGTATCCGGTCAGCATGTAGCCCTCGCTGTCAAACAAATACCACCCACAAGTACCGTCCGTGGCCTCCCGGAGCCAGTACCAGCCATTGACCGCATAACTGCCATCCGAATACTGATACCACCATCTCTGCCCATCTACTGCCGGCTGGAAGCCCTGGGTATACGTCACCTGTACCGGGGAATAATCGATGTCACAGATCTTAAGCACCTTCTGCCATGATGTGGCTGACACCTTGGATTGAATGGTACCATAGTTAATGCCCTTGGCTTCAATGCACCAGCCATCCCCGATGTATACACCGATATGTCCCGGCTTCCAGAGTGCCCATCCCACCATGGTCTCGTCCAGATGATCAATGCTCACCCGCTGTGTGGCCGTGTCATGGTAGTTGTAGCTGCCCCGCAGGATACCCGTGTACCAGCTGATCAGACCGGAACAGTCAGTGCAACGCTGGCCTATGTACTTGGCCGCCTTGGCCTTGTATGTAGATGTAAATGTCCCAGGATTTTCCCTGGCAAGCCTATCCAAGATTGCCTTGGTAAGCACTTCGCCCTTGGCTCCATAGACATATGGAGTTCCAACCTTGCTCTTACAATGTTCTATTAATCCTGCCGCTGTTTTGCTCATATCGTTTCTCCCATTAAAGAATAAGTCCCCAGGACAAGCCCAGGGCCTATATAGCTTTTATTCCACTCCCGGTCCGTGATCAGTATCTTCCGTTAATCCGTCCGGCCCGCTCTCATTTCCCGGTGCCGGTATGCCTGTTGCTGGACCATACTTGGAATCTTCATCCTGCTGGTATCCAGGCCCGCTTGCAACATAGTGCCCGCAGTCTGTTTCTGGATGGTTGTGTGGTGCCTCATTGATTTTGCATTCTTCCGCGCTGTGTAACTCCTGTGCCTCGTGTACTCCTGTGTTTGTCTTAATCATATTAGTATCTCCTTTTCTTTTTTAGGGTTGATAAGCTATGCCGCCATTACCCTGACGGCTGGGCGATGTCGGATCACCTCCGGCTATTTAGGTGCCACCTCGTCTTGGTTATCTGGTAACTCATTGGTATACTGCTTAATCCTATTCCGTATAAACTGCCACAGGCGCTTAACTGGCAATCCACACAATGTCATATTTTTTAAAATGCTTACTGTCTCATATGCTATGTATAACAGTGCAAAAAATTCTGCGGATCCTATGTGCTTCGCTGGGAGATAAGATCTCACAGCCTCTGGGATAAAGCCTATCAGGTTTAATCCTACAATCCTATCCAAAACCAGGAGAAAGGCAATGGAAACCAGCATAGATATTTTCCTGATGGCTCCATCAATACCAAAGCAGCTATTAAACTGCTTTTCTTTTACTGCCCGGATGCATCCAAACACTGTATCCATTACCACCGCTACAATCACTACCTTAATAATCTGGCTTGCCCAGGCCATCGCGATTAACTGCTCAATTTTTTCCACTTTCATTTACCTCACCTTATCCTTGTTCTACGACATATACTTCTCCAGTAATCTCCTGATAATCTGCTTCGGACAACTTTCCAGCAGCCACCAGGGCCTTAAGCCGGTTAATATCCCATAATCTTGGGTAATACTTTACCGCTAATCCTTTTACATCCATAGTCTCACCTCCTCCTATAAATCAATACCGGCCATGATTGCCACATAATCAATGTCAGCCGTATTCTTTTCCACTCTGGCGTTTATCCCCGGCTGCGAGAGTACCAGAATCGCGACACGGCCATATTCGGCCTCTGCTGTGACAGTTCCTTCCTCCCCGTACTGCTCCGGCATAATAAGATAATGATCATCAATGCTCTTGGGATTTTCCAGCACAGTATAGCCATCATACACGGCCAGGGTGCTGCCATCCTCATTGATGGTTTTAATCTGTTCCGTGGCAGCTGTGTCCTCAAACACAGCTGCGATATCCTCTACCGGTTCCGCTGTCTGGAAGATAATCTTCAGAGTGCTTGGAGTGGATGAGGTGCCGCCGATGACCAGCGGATACTCCTTCCCGTTTTTTAATACAATTCTTTCATTCATGGTTCATCCTTTCTCCCGGCAGGCCGCCGGGCAATAAAATAAGCCCCTGATTTAGGGACCTGGTTTGCGTGTTACATTCATATACAAAATAGCAAGTTCTGTTTATTCGCCTTGCATTTTCTCCCCCCTCTTTCTATACTATGAGTACAGGCTCTGGCAAGCCAAGTACAAAAGAAAGGAGAGATTCTAAATGCAACATAATTATGAAGATATCGTTGCCCTTGCTAAATCTGTAACCGAAATAGCACTGCAACGAAATATGATTAAAATGAGCAGTGATTGCGAGAAAACAGCTAAATACATAGCTGAATTCTATAATACTTTTGTAGATGCGATCACACAGCCAGAATCTAAGTAGTTGGCAAAGAGGCTCTGACCGATACTAGTTCTGCCAGAGCCCTCGATAACATAAGAATCTCTTTTTCATTTCCTACACGGCTACTGCATTCATTGTTTATTCTTTCTGATATACTTTTGATAGTGTAATCTAATTTATTCTGATCCATTTTTCCTCTCTTTCTGCTGTTTTTTGGACAGCTCCATTTCTTTTCAAAATAGCAATTTAGAAAAGAATCCGTATGAGGTCGTAGCCCCTTTCACCAGCTCCTACATAGCTGCCGGAGGAACATTGACCTTTGACACTTCACCCTATCCGGACTATTCTTTGTTTATCCTATTCGCTTTAACAGGATTTGTAGTATTTGCCAGATATGCTGCATCGGTAAGCTTTACACCACATAACGTATCTGGTGTGACTGCTGAAACCAACGGGTTGAAAATCACCTTTACTTTTGCCAATGATAAAAATTATTCAATCATACGTATAGAGTAATATATGATCATTAAACATAATATTCCATCATGTTTATTGCTGTTCCAGAAGCAATGGCTGTCTTGGGTGTGATCTTAACGTTACCATTGTTATCTATGTTAAGGTATACTGTCAGTTCCGATCCTTTCCCGCTGACGAATACATTATGATACCAGTCAACCCTAGATTTTAAAGATACATTGCTGGCAATTATATATTCGGTACCGGCGGTTAAAGCTTTATTTATATACCCAGATAGTCTTATAGCTTTTAAATTGTCATTACCAAATTTGATCAAATGCAGCTTCAAACCATATTGATTGGTAAAAGATTGTACATTATAATCCGCATTTGTGAGAGATTCCGTCCATTCCAACCACCCATTGCTTCCTCCTCCCAGTGGCCGCCAAGATGACTTCCCGGGAACACCATATCGCGTGACACGCTGGAATTTTTCTCCGGTTGCGCTGGAGGATCCAATAACCTCAACGACTGAAGCATTTTGGTACGGTGCGTTTTGTGGCACACTCTCTGTCGGGTACCAATAGATACCATTATCCGTTATATTGTCAAGATTATCGCTAGATGTAAGCTGACGCATGCGGCCATACTTTTTCGTCAAATTGCTATTTATCGTATCTTTCACAGTTTTTAAATACGCACTGGAAGGTACCTTATTTGTTGCCGTGGATTCCGTCTGTACGATATCCGTTTTGGCCACGTAGCTGGCCAGCTGTTGAGCAAGTTCCTCATTACTCACAAGCTCCTGCGCTACTTTCAGGGCAAGGGCATTAAATAATGCCTGGGCGTTCGTATTTTCCCCTGTCTCCACAACCATTCCCTGCGTATCAACCGCTGTCACACTCGCTGCACTGCCGTTAAATCCTCCCAGGCCTTCCGCAACCTGTTCCGCTTCCGCTGCACTCGCTGCTGCCGCTGCCGCACTCTGTGCTGTTGCGGTTTTACTTGCCTCTGCCGCGCTGGCGCTTGCTGCTGCCGCCTCTGCACTTGACTGGGCGTCTGCCTTTGCCGTGTTTGCTGCCTGTAACGTAGTTTCTGCCTCATTGATTGCTTCCTGCGCTGTTTCCAGGGTCTGGTTTGCCTTGCCGCTGGCCGTATTGGCCGTACTCACTGCGGCATTCACATTCGTTGTGTTGGTCTCCACTTCTGTGTTCACCTTCTCAGCCAATGTGATCATGCTACCGCGTACCTCTTCGCCATAGATCGCATTTTTAAAATCATTGATCTCCTTACTTATGTCTGCCATATCCTATCACCTTCCTCAATTCTCCGATCTCTTTATCCTGGGCCTGAACAGCTCCTGCCAAAAGCGATACATATACCGCATATGGAATTGATAGATATCCACCAAATCTCCCCACCAGGGGCAGGTTTATCCCCTCTTCCTCCAAAATCTCCTGCACATCCTGGGCAATAAATCCAATGGATTCCGTCCCATCTTCCCGGAACTTGAACCGTACCGGCTTCAGTCTGCATACAATCCTTTGGCATATCTTGGCCGGAATTGATACGATATCCTCCTTTAACCGCCTGTCTGACCACCACTCTCCGGCCCGGCTGCTGTATATCCGTGTACAGGCAATCTCATCACATTGGATATCCATGGCCGTCATCAATCCTAAGAACTGGGAATCACTGTTTACCTCCAGGGCTCCTATGTTGGCGCTGTTAGCACTAAAAACATTACAGCCAATCGTGCTGCTGTTGTTCGTCCCTGCCAGATCCATCCTTCCCCCCTCCGTAACCTTGAATGCACCGTTTCCCAGGTCAATGCTTCCCTTCAGGATTTTGATCCCATTTTTATCGATCTGGACAATTGTATTCCCGGCATTGTCCTTTACGAGGATTACTCCGTTTTTTGCCGTCCCAGTCCCTCCAACTTCAAGCGTTCCTCCCCTGATCCTGTCGCATAACATCGTACCAGCTGTGATAAAATCCGCCAGCAAGTTCCCGTCAATCGTCCATGCATTGGTATAAGGTCCATTCATTCCGCTGGTGGAAAATCCAATCCCATTTCGGTTGATACGGATCACATGGACAGCCTGGGCTGTGTTGGGTGCATCCATCCAGAACGTTTCATTCGGCTGCCCTGCATCATTCAGCCCGATCACGAAATATCCGCCTGTGCCTCCAGTGATCAGCTTCGTTGCATTCTGGATTTTCTCTTCCATTGTCTTGTTGATGGATTCTTTTGCCTGTTCGATGCTTTGTGTCACCACTTGGGCTGTATCAGCCGTGGCTCCTGAAAGGGTTTCCTGTACGATTCCAAACACCACCGTATCATTCTGTGGTGCCGTGATATGTCTTGTCAGTTTCTGTAAAAGGTATGTAGCTGTCAGATCATGAGGTTTAGATACAAAGTTCGTCCAGTATCCGAGCTTCAGATCCTCCACATCCGGGTCCATAAGTGACAGGTCAATCGCTGTTACATTAATCGTGCGTGGGAATGTCGTTTTTTCCTGTAGGTAATCCCGGGCTGCCTCCAGCAGTTCCTGCGGATCCGTGATCTCTCCAAACAGGGCATGTCCCCAGATCCTTCCCCACCGACCTATTGCCGCATCGTCTTCTATGTAGTCTTTTCCATTATTTACACTGGAGATCCCCACACGTCCTCCATCTGTCTCTGCCCCTTGCGGGATCAGAACCGTGATGATCTCTGATGCGTCCACCTCAGTTGTCAGATCCAGGATATTCTCCCCAAACCGGATAGTCTGTGTATTGGTCCCGCCGTAATTGGTCAGATAATCCAGATAGCGTATTCCGCCCTGCTGTCTTACCCTCAGGTATCCCCCGTATACATTGACCAACAGGCTGGTGAGCACGGTCAGGGTATCCGTATAGCTTTCCAGAACCCGTTCTGTTTCCCGAATCGCCACATCCACATTTCCCAGATACAGTTTCTTCCGTTCCTCCACTTGGCTGTTATGTGCTTCCAGTAATCGCTCCAGGAATGCCGTCCCTGTCCCTGTGATATCAAATGGGGTCTGGATACTGTCAGCCAGATAGGAGAGACCTCCCACACAGGTAACCGTCTGTGTGTTATAGATATCCGCTGATGGGTTCACAGCTCTCCCCCAGAAAACAGGCTCTCCATCCTTATAGACCCGTATCTCCGTTGACAATGGTTTAATCTGTCTTAAATTTGGATGATCTCTGGGAACTGTGAATCGGAAAGTAGCGGTCTTTCCCATTTCCTCCGACAGTTCATCACCATAGATCTGCTCCTCCTGGGAATAGACATCATGTAGCATATATTCGGTTCCGTTGTTTTCTGCCACTACTCTGTACATCTAAAGCCTCCCTGAATGGTATTCAATCGATACGGTACCCGTCCCGGTAAATGTCAGCAGATATACTTCATTCATCAGGACAATATCATAAATCTTGTTCGTTCCGGCTTTAAGCGCATAGGTATTCCCCTTAAATTCTACCTGCATAGGAGTACTAGCTGTGATGATCGGGATTGTTGGCATATGGCTTCCAATCACATTTACCTCACTGCTTCCTTCCACCTCGATCTGGGAATACTGCCGGATCACCCCGTCCACAAAACTGAAGCTGTTCCACAGCCATGGATCCGTGGTGGACAGGATATCATACTTATACGGTTCTGCATCGACTGTCATGGTAAACCGCGCCACTTCATTTCCCCGTTCATAGTCAGCTTCCACTGTGGCCCTGCCGGCATAGTAATACTGCGGGTCATCATCAAAAATAACTTCTACGCGCTTCCCATGAAGTTCATTTAAAAACCGGCTTAAAAACCCCGGCCATTCTTCTGCCCGTTTCTTTCCTCCAAACTCAAAGTTCAGTGTACGGTTCCCATATACCGTATAACCGGTAAGCCCTTCCGTCAGGTCCCAGTTCCCATTTTTCCCTGGGACCTCTATGCTTTGCACTTTCACCTGAGGCGGTGACACCGGATTGTTATTGGTAACATACAGACCGTAATCTGCATATGTATGTTTTCCGTTGATGGTCGCTGAACTGTTTTTGAACATTATGTATGATACCTCCTTTTTAGCTTCCCATATCCGCCCAGTGTCGTGTCGATCCGTGGCCCCAGTTTTCCCACCAGTGTCCCGTCATCTAATACAACCTGTATCCCACTCATGGCGGCTGCCAGCCGGTCATAAGCGGCTGCATTCCCATTTGCTGTGGTAGGTATACGGCCTTCAAACATATCCATTACATCCCCGCTCACCCGGGACGCCGCCTCCATCGCCATGGTCCCATACTGGTCTAGGCCCTCTGCCAATCCTGCGATCATATTTTTTCCGATCAGGTCACGCATGACACGTGACGGTGAATGGATCTGGGCTGTCTGCTGTGCGGCTGCGATCGTCTCACGGATCACTGCCTGGATCGTTGCATACAGGTCAGAGGATTTCTGGTTAATCCCTTCTATGATTCCATCCATGGTGTTGATCCCGATCTTTTCAAACTCATCCGGCAGCCCGGATGCAGATTCTATGATCTGTTCCGCTACCTGTCCATACTTCTCCTTGTTGGCCTCGCTCCCTGACTGGGTATTGACTGTATCCGCCAGGGTCCCTACCAGATCTGCGAAACTGGTCACCAGGGCATTCTTCACTTCTTCAAGCGGCTTCGACAATTGCACACCGATCTGCCCCATGGCCTCTATATACTCTTCCTGATAGGCTTCCAGTTCTTCCCTGGCCTCCCTGCGCATCTGTTCAATCTGCTTCCTTGTGCTTTCCTTCAGCGGTTCCAGCTGTTCCTCTGCCGCCTCCCTTGCCAGGGTGTTTTTCTCTCCCCAGAGACTGGCGTATTGCTCCAATTCCTGGTCTGTCATCTTGGTCAGCTGTTTCACTTCACCTGCCGCAGATGTCCCCATTTCTTCCAGTTCCTTAACGAGTTCATCTGACACCCCTCGTTCCTTTAAGATATCCAGTGATTCTCTCCACTCGGTAAGCCCTTCCACCTGGCTTTGCAGGTTATCCAAAAGGTCACCGGTAGACAGTTCCGTACTTGCCTCAAACCGTTCAAACAGGTTCATCTGGGACTTGATGGAATCCGTCAACGAATCCACCTCATCTCGGTATGACTGCCAGGCATCCCGGACGTTCTCACTCAGTTCCTGGTATACCTTTGATACGGAATCCTTATACTGCTTTTCCTGGGATATAATGCTGTCATCCAGAGACTTCTTCGCCGCAAAATACTTCTTATCAGCGTCAACGCGGGCCTGTGTCCCTTCTTTTACCTGTTGGCGCATCTCATCCCAGAAAGCTGCTTCATCTGCCAGGCTCAGCTGGTTATACACCTGGGTGTTTTCCAGTTTCTTTTCCGCTGCACTTACAATAGCGCTTGCCACTTCTTCCGCGCTCTTCTTGGCATACTTTTTATCTGCCAGGATCCCTTCGGCAATGCCTGCCGTGATCTGTCTTCCCACTTCATCCTTCATCAGTCTCGAAGGTGAATTGATATCAAAGAAGTCCTTGAACGCATCTGCGATCTTACCTGATGCCTCTTTAGCTGCGTCAATAACCGTACCCGCATATCCAAGGATCCCGTTAGCCAGTCCTGCCAGGATGTCCTGGCCCAGTGCCAGCCAGTCATATTCCAGAATGGTATCCCGGATGCCTGCAATCACACCCGGAATTGCCGCGATCACATCCGGGATTGCCTTGATGATCCCCGCAATCAGTTCCCCTATCAGCTTAAATCCACTCTCTAATATCTCGGGCAGATGGGATGCAATCTCTGCCAAAAGGTCAATGATCAGCTGTGCCCCTGTTGTCAGCAGTTCCGGCCCTGAGGATGCCACCCCATCTACCATGCTAATGATCAGGTCCACACCGGCCTGTATCATGTCCGGCACATGCTCCAGGATGTTCCCTATCATGTCCACCATGGCTTCCCCCACGGTCTCTAATATATCCGGCGCAGCTTCCCACAGCCCCTTCCGCAGGGATGCAAACATTTCTATGCCGGATACTAACATCTCAGGCAGATGGTCCCCAATCTCTTTTATGAGTGATGCCAGCATCTGTGCTGCCCCCTCCAGGATCATACGGAATCCTTCATCCGCAGTCAGACTTCCATCGGCAATCCCCTGGAAGATATCCTGTACCGCTCCAAATGTATCGGTCAAGATACCTGCAAACCCTTCCAGATCCAGGTCCTGTGTTAGCATCACAAGCCCGTCTATGATTTCTCCCATGATCCCGTTCATGGATTCTCCAATGGGTTCCATCTGTTCCTGTATCGTGCGCATACCGGATACCATTTTCTGTTCACTGGTGGTTGTAGCCGCAAACAATTCCTGGGCTTTTCCTTCCACTTTCCCATAGGTATCCCCTACGCTGCTTAAGGATGTGATAAACTTCAGGTTTCCATCCTCTGCCATGGTCCCAAATGCCGTGGCTGCAAGGTTTAAAGCTTTCTGCTGGTTCTCCGTGGAACGGATATCGGAAACAATGGAATCAATGACCTGTTTCTGGCTTGCCCCTCCTTTTTTCCATTCCTTAAACAGTTTCTGTGTTTCTTTACTGTAGGATTGAATGGAATCACCAAGCGTACCATCTGCAAGCCGTGTTGTCACCTCATTGATGGCATCATTCACTTTGTCCAGATTGTAGGCCCCGCCCTCCAGGCCGTTATCCAGCAACTGGAAATATTCCTGGGCGGAATATCCTGCCTGTGAGAATTTCCCGGCATATTCTGCCAGGTTATCCCCTAACTCGTTGGTCTTATCCAGTCCATTCTGTGTCCCTGCCACAACGTAATCCATGGCAGTTTGGGCATCCATCCCGAACTGTTCCATTAAACTGTTGACGCCTCTCAGCGTCTCGTTCATATCGATCCCATACAGGGAATCCAGCGTCATGGCCTGGTTCGTTAGGTTGGCCATGTCCGTTTCCGATAGCCCGTCCAGATTCTCCTTCACTACGCGTACAGCATCTCCCACTTCACTGATGCTGTCTCCTACACCTCCGGTAAATACCTCGGTAATGACCCGTTCCGTCTGGGCTGCGGCTTCCCCGGTCTCTCCGAAGTAAGCGGTGGTTTTCTTAAATGCAGCTTCCTGCTCTTGGCTGTACTCCATCAGGGCCTGGCCCACATCCCGGATGGAATCTGCTATCGTTGACAAAGCAGATGTGATCAGGTCGGCGGCCAGGCTCCCTTTTAATATATCCCCGAATCCGGAGGCCTGTTTCCCGGCCTCCTCCATCTCTTCTCCGCTTTCCTGAAGCTGTTTTTTCATCCGGTTCAGCTGGGCCGTTGCCTGGTTGGTCTCCTGACGCCATTTCTGGGTCCTTGCATCGTTCTCACCATATTCTTGTGTGGCTGCTGCCAGTCCCTTCTTAAGGGCTTCCAGCTTTTTCTCCTGGGTTTCAGCTGCCTTGCTCAGCACCTTATTCTTTGCCGCCAGTTCTTGGGCGCTCTTCCCATTATCCTTGAATTCGCTGGTCACCGCCTCCATCTCGGTGTCCAATGTCCTGGCTTCCTGTGTAAGCTGATCAATCTCTTTCTTTAAGTCTGCAAACCCGGCCTCTCCAGCCATCTGTGCCATGCTGGCGTTATTCTTCTCCACCTGGTTTTGCATCCTGTTTAAGTCTGCCGTTGCCTGGTTGACCGCTTGGGCCCATTTCAGGGTTTTTGTATCGTTCTCACCAAACTCTTTCGATGCAGCTTCAAGCCCTTTTTTCAGTTCTTCCAGTTTCTTAGATTGCGCATCAATCGTCTTGTTCAGCACTTCGTTTTTAGCCGTCAGCGCTTCCATTCCCGTCTCGTTCTCCGCAAACTCAGACGTGACTGCACTCAGTTCTGTACCAAATGTCTTGATCTGCTGCGTGATTTGGCTGATCTGCTTGCGAAACTCAGCCTCGCCGTCAATCCCTATCCGTGGCCCTATATCCACCGCCATCTTCTCACCTCAAATCCGGGATGTACCGTTCTTCTTCCCTCTGCTCTGCAATTCCCTGGGATATCTGATAACAGCTGATCAGGTCTCCCAGTTCACCCGTAGTCAATAGCAGGAACTCCCTCAGTTCCATATGCAGGATCCCTTTCCAAAGATAAAACCACGTAAAGGGATCCCCCCCTACGTGGTTTCTGCGTTTTTTTGGTCCTTGCCGCCTTTTTCCTTTGTTTGTATCTCCTGCCTTCTTCCTGCTCCTAATGCCTCAAAGATTGTCCCCTTGATATCCTTCAGTTCCGACAGTTCCATGCCAATCTCCAGTTCCTCTGCTGTCAGCGGGATATATTTTCCATCCTTTACCGGGGCATTCTCCGGCTTCGGTATATCCGCCTCAAATGTGTTCTTATATGCACATCCCTGTGCAATCAGCAGCTGTAGGATCCATATCACGATCCCGATCGCATCTTTATTTCCCTCTGAAACCATTTCTTTCGTCATCCCTTCAAGGGATCCAAACTTTTCCGTAATCGCCTTGGACGCCCCCAGGCTGAACCGGACAGGATATTCCTTCCCTGCTATCTCAATGTATGCCATCCGCTTTTGCATTCCTTATCCCTCCTGGTTTACCGTACTTTCTTCTGTTACTCCTAACATGGCTTTCAGGAATTCAAGGGCTTCTGATTCCGTATCAAACCATGCTTCCTCCTTCCATGGAAACTTCCCGTTTGCTCCATTTTCGTCACTCCTGGAAATAGTCCCCTCAATCGTCTTTGTCTGCCATTCGATACTCTCCCCTCTGGTTGTTGCTGAATCCTCCGGTATATTGAATGTCACCTTTTTCAGTATGACCGCCTTATACCGATCCTGGTTATCATTCTGGTGTTCTTCTATGATCCCAAATCCCAATTCAGGCGCTTTCTGCTCATCATCGTAGATGAGGGATGTTACGGTCTTACTTTCCCCATAACTGCGTTCCAATTCTTTTACTCCAAGGATCATCTTACTTACTTCTTGTAACAGGTCATCCGTTTCCAGTGTAAGCGTCCCCGAACTGAATCTCCCAATATCGTTTTCAACAATCCGGTTATCCCCATGCAGCGGATTGTTTTCACTGGATTCCACTGCCACGGTATAACTGACTGCATGGGGATTGATCATCCCTCCTGTATAGGTAACCGTTCCATTATTGTTGTTGTATTTCCCAAACACCGGGATACTGAGCCCTTTTACTGCCATCTCATTTTCTCCTTCCATGAAAATAGGGTAGGTTTTTCCTACCCCATGATACGTTTACTTTCTTCGTCAATGATCTTCTGCATTTCCTCCTGGGCTGCCCTTCTCTTCTGGCTGACGGCTGGACGGACAAACGGGATCTTATCCATATAGGACGACCCGCTTTCCATCACCCGTGCGATCAGCTGGTTTGGCTGCCCTTTCGGATATTTCCGGGTTTTCACGTGATTGTATCCGTCAAAACCCAATTTCACGTTATAAAATCCTCCGTCATCCTGTATCTTAGTGATTCCGAATGATTGGATCAGTCCCTCTTTTTGACGCTTGCTGATCCCTGACTTTCCTCCTGTCCGGTATGCCTTTACGTTTTCTGCCTCCGTGACAGTCGGCGCGGCATTCAGATTACTCTTGATCTGGTCCGCAACCATCCCGGCCCCTCCATATATGGCCTTTTCCGCAACCTCCCTGCCGGCTTTCCCCAGTTTAGACAGTTTTAATGCATATTCCTCTGTCCCTTTGATCGTCATTCTCGCCATCACGATACCTCAAATACCCATTCATAATGAATCAGTTTCGTATTATCCTCATATTGGACCGAATTGAGATAAAAGGAAATCCGCTCCCGCTTTAATGCTTCCTGGATCTTCTCCACGAACTCGTCCCCTTCCGTCTTCGTATACAGGTCGATTGTCCCCTGGATAACCTGAGCCTCCATGTAGTTATCCACATTCAGGACATCTCCGCCCCCATCCTCTGCCCATACCACGTACCGGTCATCTTTCTTCAAGGCTTCATAATGGCCTACATTATCTGTTACCGTCAGCAGGGCATCCCTTATTTTATCAAGGCACTTCATAATCCTGCCCCACCCTCTCTAATGACAGACGCATGATCCGCAGTCCATCTTCATTTTTTGTCGGCTGCACCATAGCTACCTGATACTGGTCCCCTCCGTCCAACCGACACAAATCCGTTGTGCGTATATCATGCCAATCTGGTATGGATACCACACACTCGATTTGCTGGTTTGCACTCTTTGCCTGGTAATACCGGGTAACCCCCAATTCATCATACCCGTAATAGTGCTTTGACTTCTCTTTTAGCACTATAACCGGTTTTCTTCCCGGTTCAGCCCCATTTTCTGCTTCATAGATTGTCAGGATCCCGTCATCAAACGTCATACTTTCCTGCCTTTCTGGCTGAATAACATGTTATTCAGCTGGTAACGCAGAAATCTGGGCATGGATGCATCCCCCATCCCTGCGCGTTTACGGAACAGATAGGCGGCATACTGAACCACCGCCATATCCGATTCCACGTCCCCCTCTGTCAGCACAATCCCTTCCCGTTCAATGGCTGCCTGTCCTTGTTCCATAAGGACCTTGAGGTATTCATCATGAACATCTGTGAGTAGTTGCAGGTCCTTTTTGAGGATCACAAGCCTCTGCTGTGCGTTCATCCTATCGCTCCTTAAGATGTCTTATTGATCTCTACTGTATAAGTCATCTTTGCTGCCCCATTCGCAATGGTCACTACCAGGTTCTTTTTCCCACTCGTAAGGGTTACCTGGCTTCCATTCGCTACCTTCTTTCCATTGTAGGTTACCTCTACCCTGGCATCCTCTTGGGAAGCTTCCACCGTCACCTGGACGCTGGCGGATGTGGTAGATGTGGTATAAGCAAATGTACCTGCATTAAAAACAGGAGACAGTACAGCGTCCCCGACCTCCAGGGATTTTAAGGTGGCATCATTGGCTGTATCTCCCATAAAGGTTGCTGATGTCTGCGGTTCTGCACTTGCAATGTTCATCACAGCAAATGCTTCTGCGATCACCGGGACACCGTCATATCTTGCAGTCCCTTTAAATACAGTCTGGTCATCAATAAACCGTACGTGCTCAGACTGTCCCAGGCTTGTTCCGGCCCGCTCTGCCATAAGGTACATATCCATATATCCAAAAATGATATCGTCATCCGGGATAAACGGCAGTTCGATCACTTCTCCCCCAGCCACCGGCATGGTGTTCTCAAATCCGGACACAATGGCTGCATTCATGTTAGTCCCCATAGCTTGCACCTTCAGTTTGGTATGGGTCTTCTTATTCATGATCCATACCAATCCCTGATCCGAATAGTCATTCTCAATTACTCCGGTATTGGTAACGATCTCTTTAAACAGATCCAGTCCAGTCTTCCCGGATCCCTCCAGCACATGGCTTTCGTGCAGGTCTTCCCACTTCCGGTATGTATCCTGGTAATCAGAAGGTGCTGACGTCTGAGCCAGCCTGGTCACGATCCCCATCGGCATCTTCACTCCGATTCCGTACAGGATTGCCTTGTCTACCGCCTTACCAATTGCTTTTCCAAGTGCATTCAGGATCTCAGCCGTCAGGTTTACGTCATTGTCTTCCAACATGGCATTACACACAGCGAAGAATCCGCCTACCTTGTAGCCATCCACTTCGATGTCATTAAATCCCAGGGACATTTCGTTCAGTCTGGCACACATCTCGGTCCATACTGCCTCCGGTATATTCCCCTGGATCCTCTGCCTGCCCTTCCCTGCTACACTGCGCAGGTTTACCCTTCCCAACAGCTTGGAGGTCTCCTCTACCTTTGTCTTTAACAGTTCCAACATTACCTCTGGGATCACAAGCCCTGCATTCCCAATGGCACGCTTCTCACGGATGCAGGTCCTCACCTGTCCCAGGAAGTTTTTTACATCCTCCCTCGCAAAAAATGCCTCCCTCTGCTGGATGTCCATCCCGAAAAACCTTGTCCTTACCTCTGCCATTGTCTTCTCCTTTCTCTCTTCCTGCTTTCCTTCTGTCTGGCCCGCCGTCTTCTGGGCCTCTTCTTCCTTTCGGATCTCTTCCTCCACCCGCTCGATTTCTGCTTCCAGTACCCCTTTTTCCTTGTCGTGGGCCTCCTTTTCTTCCTGGAATCCTTCCACCTGGCCTTCCACCAGTTCGCGTTCTTCCTTTGTGGTCTGCTCCGTCATTTCTGTGATCGCGGCTTCCAGCTCCGCCTCACGCGCAACAAAACCTGCGTCCTTCTCCCGCAGCCCCTCCAAATCCTTTTTTGCTTTCTCCAGCCTGCTCCTTAAGATCAATACCTTCAATGCCATCTCATGCCTCTCCTTTCAATTTCTTCCTTATTTCCTGCTTCCAGGTATCCAGTTCCCGCTCCTTCGCTTCCTTGCTCCTCTGCCTGGCTTCCTCAAATTTCTGCCCGCTCCGGGCTGAAATGCTTGTTGCCTCATAGGCAGGGAATGTACATGGGCTTACCTCATACAGGGGATCCACCTCTGTGATCCGCGTATGGTATATCCCTGCCTCATCCCACCACTCTTCCTGTCTTGCAATGTCAAAGCCGAAGGAGCATCCATCCACATCACCGCGGTCCACTCTTGCATGGGCGTTGACCGCATCCTGGTCCTTTTCATTGATCTCCACAGTACCGAACAGCCCGGTTTCATCCTCCCGCAAGGATGCTGTCCCATTCCCTGTACTTCCAAGGACTATGTTGCTGTCATGGTTCCACAGTACCTTTGTATCCTTCCCCTCTGCCAGGTATCTGGCAAAGGCTCCCGGCGCAATGGTCTCACTCCATCCATCCCATACTTTATATTCTTCATTGAATACTGCAAAGTACCCCTCAAGATACCGTTTTCCTCCATCCTCCCGGGTCCTCGCATCCTTCATTTTTAGCATACGGTGTTCCATTTATGGATCGCCTCCTTCCAGTTTCTTCTGATCCCCGATCATTCCCTGGGGAATGTAATTCTCCAGGATGATTAGTTCATCCAGCCCCTCCTTCGGGCTTAGTCCCAACCAGTCCCTGGCCTCATTTCCCGACATGATCCCCCTGGTGTAGTTATCGTCTGCCACGCGGCTCAATTTCTCAATATCATAAGCATATAGGGACCGGATGTTGAACCGGAAATACCAATCCGGGCTGATAAGCAGTTTCCGGGTCAGTTCCTGTTCAATGGCATTGCATAAGGGTCTCAGCCGGGTGTTGACAAAGTTGTTCCACTCCGCTTCCTTGTATTCCCCTTCCCCTACTACAAAAGGCGGGATATCCAACACCGCTGCCACCGTCCGTTTATCCATATGTACGGAATCTGCTATTGCTATGTCATTTAGGGACAGCGGCCTGATCTCTTTGACGTCAAATTGATCTGCCGGTATCATCCATGGCTCCCCGGCTTCTGATGCTTCGATAAATTGGTCCAGCAGCTTGCCCCTTCCTTCCTTGCTGGCAAATTCTTCCGTCATCCCATCCACCTTTACAACCATGGATGGCTTCCATTTGGATTCCATAAATCCTTTCTTCGTCTTAGCCGCCTGTTTCAGGTTGTCCGCTACCTCCCTTAATGCCACACGGTATCCTGTCCCCTTCCATGGCACAGCCGGGTCCGGGTTGATAACGAAATGCAGCACCTCCCTTGGATCCATGGCTGTCCCATTGATCATGATCCGGTATCCATATCCGTCCTGTACAAATCCAGCCTGCCCCGGCGGTATTGGGATAAGTTCCGACAGCAGCCCTCCTTCCGTCCTTGGAAGGACAATCTGGTTCCCATCCCCTTCCAGCAGAAGCCCCCTTACAATACATGAAATAAAGGTTTTTCTGGTCATGTATGGGTTTGGATAGATATCCACCTTCTTGGAGAGCTCATTCCGAATCCGTACATCACCATTCTCCTGGTTTCCCATTAAATGGATCGTCATGGAAGAGATCAGATCCGCTATCTTATTGACGCCTGCCATGATCTCAGGGTTTTGGGACAGCCTCACATAACTTCCGGCGCACAACTCCTCAAACGTATCCAGATTACACAGGCATGTCCTTACATGTTTCACGGGGTCTGCCCTCACCCCCTTTTTCTTTTTCGTTTTTCCCATACATATCTCCTATCCTCGGTTTATTCCATCCACTCCCTTGCATTTTGGGATTTCTCTTGGTCGATCATCATTTGTTTGGTTGCAATCACATCTGCATCAAACAGGTCAATGCGCAGCGTGGGCTGCACCTTCTCAAACCGGACAAAATCATCACTGTCTTCCACCGCCTTGACATTATTGATGCAGTATTCAAAGGCCCGGCTGTGGACATAGTAGTATTTTTGTAATTTAATCTGTTTCTCAATCTCCCGGAATGCCTCTGTCTTTTCAACATATCTCTGTGACTGGTCCCTCACTTTAAATCCCGCTTTCTTCATCTTTAAGATGAATTCACGGGAATAACGCCGGTCATACCCCACCCATTTGATGGAAAAGCCCATTTTCTTCATTTTGATGAACCATTTCACCACATCTTCATAATCAATCACATCACCATTGCACAAAGTAAGCCATCCATTTTCCTGCCACCAGAAAAATGGTATTTTATCCTCGTCTGCTTTCTGGTGGGCTGCAACAACCGGCATGAATCCATGGGTGATGGATATGTCCACTCCCTGATATCTCCCATGGAGGGCTGCCCCGGTTAGATCATACATTTTTGACAGGTCCGCCCCTCCATACCACTTAATGGGCATCTTTGCCAGTTCCTCCAGGCTCCAGTCGTATTTTTTATCTGACGCTGTTACCTCCTGCATGTCAAAGTAAGTGGCAATTGATGAGGTAAAGACATTCAGGGACTTAGCAAAGAAGTCCTTCCGCTGCTGCGGGTCATTCTGCGCCTGTACAGCGTCATTCATTAGGTCTCCCGGCCTGACCGATTTCCCATAGGCTGGGTTTGCCATCTCATGGGTGACAGGGTTTAGATAGTCTATGTATTCCTTCCCATCCTCCCCTTCCACCGGATCCGCTTCACAAATAAAAATAAAATACTGCTCATCCTTCACCTCTTCATCCAGGACACGTTTGCAGTATTCAACCCGGTTGGCCAGGAAACTGTTAGGGTCATCCCCCGCAGTGGATATCCCAATCATCAGTTTATTTGTATAAGCTTTCATGGCTTCCTTAAACAGGTTATATTGCTTTGGCTTTTTAAAGGCATGGATCTCGTCTGCTATCGCCACATTGCAGTTGAATGAATCCTGTGCATCTGGGTTCGCTGCCAATGCGCGTATGCTTACCATTCCCCCACCTATGCTGTCTGCCGTGATGGAATGCTCATTGTTATTATCAATGATATGGAAATGCCCTCCGCTCTCATCATCCTCCCCCATGTGTCGGATGTTGTATTTTAAAAAGTTGAATGTCTCCAATGTCTGGTTTAGGGCTGCCGCCACCACATAGATTTTCGATCCTGACTTTCTTTGCAGCAGTCCCAGCGCATAAGATAAGGCTGCCGCAAAGGATGTCTTTACATTCTTTCTGGGTATAAAGATCATGGCCTCGTGGAACCGGTAGATCTCCGTCCCCCTAAGTTTGAATCCCAACAGGTTGTAGATGATAAACTTGTGAAAACTCATCAAAAAGAACGGGGTACCTCTTAGCGGAGTACTGTCCTGCTGCTCCCCCTGCTGGTGGCAGATGGTCTTTTCTATGATATTGATGACAAACTCCGCGTCCTTGGGATCAAATGTATATTCAGGGTTTTCAAGATCTTTTTTGAACCGTTTACAGGCTTTGATCCGGTACTTGTTCGCAATGATCTCGCCTTTTATGATCCCGTTTGTGTATGCCATCACTTCATCGTAATTTTTATACGCTGTCATTTTCTATCCCAGCAGCCGGTCCAGGGCGCTCTCCTTCTTTCCTTCCAGCCCTTTGCTTCGGATCCCCCGCAGCCCTTTGGGGGTGAGGCCGAACCGGTCTTCCATGTCCGTCAGTTCCTTTCTCAGGTTCTCTATGGATAGATACAGTGTGGTCTTCCTTTGGTTGGTAACCCCTGCCTTATTGGTGTATTTCTCTGTGATAACACACCCGGTTTCATACCATTCTTCTGTCAGTATGTCATACTGTACCCGCATATCCGAATACCGCTGTACGGAAGCATCAAATTCTTCCTTGAATGTCCCAACTGCCTGCATATAACGGATTGTCTGGTTCCTGATCTTGGTGACTTTTGCTTTCCGTTTTTGTCCTTCTGTCACAGCCGTTCCCCCCTTTCACAAAAATTTCTTAGAGTTGGAAAGACC